CTCGTTTTTTAAATGTTGTTTTTTTGTAGCCCAATAAATTATTCCAAGTACATAAATTTCTACCAATACAAAAATAGTTGTGCCAATTATTTCTACTGCTGTTTTCATTGTTCTTGTTGTTTAGTTTACATTTTGTTTTAAGATATGTGGCAATTTTTACCCCTTATCCTTGTTTGTTTTGTTCCGTGTTTTTCGCTTCTCGGTAGCCATCTGAAAAACCTTTGACGTAATGTAGCTCAATCTCTTTCTTAATACGGCTCAAATAAAGCGTTGCATCCATCAACTCCTCAAGCAAATGGTTTATCCATTGGTCAAGAGTTAGGTCTTCTCGGTCTAATGTAGTTCCGTATTTCTTTAGCCCAGTTGCTGAGCGTTCAGCATACTTAGCCATAACGCTTAAAACTACTTTGTCGGTTACTTCTTGGTTCATAGCATTTGAATTAGTGCGTTGTAATACTCACGAGCAAGTTCTATCTTTTCTTTTATCTGATCAATTACTTGTTCGTCTTTTTGTACATAAAATACTTTGACTCTTCGGTTCTTAGGTATGTGTGAAAACTGATGTTTAGTCTCTACCTCTTCACGCAAATGTAAATCCTCGTCAATCTTGTGCAGTTTCCAATGCGCTCGCCTGATTTCATCTTCTACCATTTCAATAGGAGTATCAACAAGGCAGTAACAAAGCATTGACTGTTGTTTTCCTGTGAGCCACATATATCCTTGAAGTTGGTAAAAATAGTCCTTGTTAGGAATTTCGGTTTCAAAAAACGGAAAGGTAGTGGCATCCCAAGAGCTTTTAACGTCTAACAATACATCCTCCGTGTTTACGTCAGGTGTTCCCTTTATCCAATCGTTCTCGAAGTACTCTTCGTTCTTGTAGATAAATTTTACGTCTAACACATCATTGACAAGTGAGATAGATAAATCCTCAACTGCGTTGCCTTTGTCCGTGTAACGGCTTGAAAACTCCTTCCTGATGCCATATTTCTCTTGTAACACGAGTTCGTGGATGTAAGTTTTAGCAGTTTGGGATAGTAGCTCCGTTTTTGAGCGTGGTGTTGCCATAATCTTTCCTATGGCAGAACACCTAATCTTTAACTCTTTCATTAGTAAATCCATTTTAAAAACCTGCGAATTAGTCCAAGCTCTTGTTTATCCGTGTTTTGGTTGTTTTGATAAACTAATGTTGGTTGAGAATTAATTTGATTTTTCTTTAAAATACTATCTAAATATTTTGCATTTAATAATATAATTTCTCGACCTCTATCATTTTTTGTAAATGTAATTTCTTTGCTATTATTTTTTCGCAAACTTCTTACAATTGACCGAATAGTACTTTCTGACTTTCCGTATATTTTTTTTGCATTTGCAATTGTAAACCATTCAAATTCATTATAATTATCTAATTTAATTTTATCAATAGTATCAGTAAATTGGATTTTAGATTGAACTACAACATTTGTATTATTTGGCACAAACTCATTTCTAAATTTATTTATTAATTGAATGCTTGCTGGTATTTTATCATTCCATTTATAATATCCTTTTGAATTTTTATAAACTATTTTATTTCGATTTAAAAATACACCCCATTGAGTTGTAACTCTATATCTACTAATAATTTTTTTTAATGATTTAGTATTGGTATGATTTAATTCATATTGCAAATCTTCTAAAAATCGCAAATATTTTAAAGTTACTCTACCTGTGTTTTTTGTTTTCATAGCGTATTAAATTAAATGATTACTAATTAAAATTCACAATGCGTTGAGCATATCAATTTGACCTTCAGTTAATGCAAAGGATGATTCGAGTTTCTCTCGTGTGAACTCACCTTTTGCAATGGCTTGTACTGCTGCTGCAAATCGCTTTTGGTCAATGGCAGGTAGTTTCTTTTCTTTCTTCTCTTGTTCTCCTGATGCATCCGTATCTTTGTCGGTTACTAAACCAAGAGCAGAACTGAGTGCATATCTGCGGTAGTAGGTTACACCCGAACCAAACGATTGAAAGTCATTCATACCCTTCAACTGAACGTAAGGAATAGCTATTGAGCTTTCGATGTGTTCTCCAGTCTCTACGTGGAATACCATTGTAGCAATGTAGTTCACATCATCCTTTGTGTGTAGAGTTTGAGTAAAGCCAAGTCCGTGTTTTTTCAGCAGCGGATTGATTACTTCAAAGATTTTAGGCAAGTCAGCGTAAGAATAGCCATAGCCTTGTGTTGCCTTGTGGATTACAGGCACTTCTTGTTGGAATGATGCCAACGATTTTAATAAATTCTTCATAGCGTAAAAATTAAATGTTTAGACAAATATATAGATTATTTAGATACAAATATCAATTTAGTTTATTTTTTTAGCATTTTTTATTTTGAGTAGCGTGTAAGTCTTCTTAACTCTATTGTTATTGTCAAAATCCGTTGTCTTTGGCATTCGTGTATCGGTAGTCCATTCAGGATTTAATTCACTCAAATCAAAAACATACACTCCTTTTGGTGTTGAGTTGATATACAAAGGTTTGTAACCAGTTTCAACGTAAGATAAAATCAATGCAAAATACTTGTCACGCTCTAACATTAATTTATTGTAGTGAGTCTTTCGGCATTTTAGCTCTATTCGGTATGCAAACTTGTGACTTACGCAATCCCATCTACTAAACTGATCCTTTGATTTTTCAAGATCAAGTATAAATCCTTTTTTTAGTAAATCAAATAAGTCACTTTCCTGCATCTTTTATCTTTTGTTTATAGGTTTTAATTATTTCTTTTAATTCGTCTTTTGTAAATTTTCGTGTTACTCTTGCTTTTGCTTCCAGTTGATTGAATCTTTCAGCTCCGATTTTGGTTAGCAGGTGTTGACGGTATTCAATAAGGTTGCCTGATAAGTAACTATTGCACTTTTCACATTGTAAGTGAACATTATCTTCGTCAAATCGTACGTTCCAATGATTGTTAGCGTTGTAGAAATGACCTGCGTTTTCTTTCTTTGGTTTCTGTTTACAAGAGATGCAGAGTTCGTCTTTGTCTCGCTCTCTGATGTATTTGTTAAATACCATTTGAGCTGCTTTTACAAGGTCTTGAACCGTCTCTAAATCCTGCTGCATTGCTTTCTTTTTCTTTTGCCAGTTCTTTATGGTAGCTTCTTGCACCCAAGCATTTACACACATCTTATTAAAGCAGTATTTTTGATTAAAGCGGATAGGCTCAAACTTCTCCTTGCAGTTCTTGCATCTCATAAAGTAATGCTTTCATCTATCCAAATTCTGAATGCTCTTTGCAAGTCTACCTGCTCGTTAAATACTTGCTCTGCGTGTTCTTCGTCTATTCGTAAAACTAAACGGTCAGTCTTTTGAATCTCATCAGCTAACATATTGGCTTTGTTTTTTAGTCCTTGACGAAAAACGGACTGGTCATTAAGGTCTTCAATGAAGTCAGCTAATACTGGCAAAAATGCTGCTAAGGCAATAAGTTTCTTTTCTCTTTTCATAATAGGTTTTCTATTTGGTTATACTTTATTTGGTTTTCAAGTTCGTGTTTTTGTCTACTCAGCTCCATATTTCTATTGGCGAGAATTGTGTTTTCTCGGCTTAAACTTACTGCGTGTTCGTAAAGGTTTGTCAAAAAGCTAATGGCTTCTAATAGCTCCTCTTCGCTTTGTTTTGCTCCTTGTATGTAATCAGTTGCTTCGGGTCTTGTTTTTAGTATTTGATCTCGTGCGTTTTGGATTCGTTTTTTAATAGCCCACAGGTTCGCTCCTGTTTTAATTTTTTGTAGTCCTAAGTCCATTATAAAAAATTTTAATTTGCTAATCTACGGAGTTTCTCTGATGTGTTTATTAATTCGTCTATGTGCTGTTGAACTTCTTTAGGGCGATGAGGTTCTAAAGGGTCTACTCCGTTTATCGCAAAGCCGATTCCGTTGTTAAAGTCGCATACTACTGGACAATCAATCATTGTATGCTTACCTCCAGTCTCCATATCCTTAACCTTTTCTACTTGAATCCAAGTTTTGTATTTATGTTCGGGATGTTTAATTAGGCGGTGTACAACAATCATATCATCGCATCGGTTCAAAAAAGCCTTACCTCCTTCAATGTGGTCTTTTAGTGGTGCTTTAAGATGTCCTTTTAAATCTCCTTCAGGATATAAGTTTCCAGTTCTACCACTCTCTGAGTTTGGGTGCGTGTTAATGTAAATTGTCATTCCTGTTTGATTAGCAAATTGTCTCGCTCGATTCATAAACTCGTAATTACCTGAAAAGCTCATCTCTCGATCAAGTCCAGTGAAAGGGTCAATCAATCCTACATCAGCTCCGCTTTGTTTAAATAGCTCTAATACTTCATCGGGTTTGTAGAGCTTTGAGTTATCTATAAACACAAATGACTGCTCTAAGAACGCAAGGTCTCCGCTAATTTGTGAATGACTAAGTTTACTAAAGTGCTTACCTCTATACATTTGAATCATATCTCTAAGGATTTGACCTTTTTGATTTTCGCCTGACCAAATGCAGAACGTAAGATTGTGTTTAAGTGCCAGCGTTAAAAAGTACCAATTTATCCAATACGTCTTTCCAACATTGTCGTGTCCTAAAATGATGTTTAGTTGCTTTGGTTTAAATCTTAAATGCTCATCTAAGAAGCAGTCAAGTCCAAGACCTTGTTTTATTTTACCATCCCTGACATCAAGTAGGTACTGAAGTGAGTCTCCGTGTTTAAGTATCATCTTATTCCGTTTAGTGCGTTTAACAATGTGTCATTCTCTTTTTCTAACCAAGTGTGATTAAATCCTTTCCAAGAACGCTCTACGCATTTTCTAAGAATATGGTTACGGTCACCTCCGTGTTTTTGTACTTGGCTTATAAATGAATTAAACGCAGTTTCAGTATTTACTGCTTTCAATTGTTTACGAACTTCCATCCATTCAAGAGATAACTTTTCGTCAAATCCGTGTTCAAGTAGCGAAGCTAAAAAGCTATATTTATTATTCTTTTCATTCTTTTCATTCTTGTTTGTTGTTAGTTGTTTGTTAGTCGTTTGTTGATTGTTTGTTAGTTGCTTGTTAGTATCATCGTTTTCATCTTGGTAACATTCATATTTACAAATAGTTACGATAGTAAATTGGCTTGTTGATTTTAACTCAATTTCATTTGTCTTTTCCAACTTTTTTAAAATGGTTCTAATCGTTTGAACTGAGATACCTGTAGCGTTAGAAATGTTACCTAAAGAAGAAATAAACTGACCTCGTTTTATTTCAATACCTTGCCACTTACCATCTTTGTGATTAGCTTTTAAAAGCATATACATAAACAAGTGAACTGCCTCTGATTTATTGAACCATTCCCACTCTAAAAACTTGCGATGTATTTTAATCCATCCTGACATACTTAATGTATTAAAGCAAATTCAACATAACTACTTACCATTAAACTTAATTTATGCAATTTATATTGTAAATTCATTGCTTTTATTTTTATGTTTTCAGGTATTCCTTTATGGTATAAATGTCTTTTAACTTCATCAATTAACAATATTGATTCAGTCAAAGATTTTTGCATTTGAATTAATTTTTTTTCATTTATATTCCATTCTTTTAAATTGTAATCATTTCTTTTGTTGTTGATAGGTTTTAGATAACCAATTAACAAAGACTCTAACATCATCCTGTGTTCTTTATTTTCAACTAAAATGACTTTGGCTTGAATCCAATTAGAATTTTCATTTCTACAATGGCAATTTAACCTATTATAAATGTTTTGACTATGCCCAATGTATATTAAATTATCATTCTTATCAAATAATTGATATACACCAGCTGATTTTATTTCTGGAGTAATAAAATAAAATTCTCCAAAGTCACCGCATTTTGTTATTTTTTCAATAGTAATCATTATGTAATTTTTAGGTAACAAAAAACCCCCAAACTTCGTTGCGGCTGGACGTGCAATTCGGTTTGAGGGTAAATAATTCCTTTGAGTTTATGGTGTCCAGCCAACTCTCCTACAAACATAACGTTATTTATCTAAATAGGTTGCTCTTTTTGTAAATTATTTTGATGGTCGTATCTACCTTCGTTTAAAAAACGTCTTACTCTTTTAAATTTTTCGTAGGTAGTTGCTTTGATTAAGTCATCAAATATGTTACGTTTTTGCTGAGATATAATTAAAGGCTCTGCCATTAGTTGTACGCAGCTTTCAGTCATCTTCTGATACAATTTATCAGTCTTTAACTCTTCGTGTTTGCGTATCGAATTAAAAGTAGTACAATGTGTTCGATTAAATAGCCTACCAACTTCACTGAGCGTAAAGCATTTAGTTTGGTACAATGCCCAACATAAGTAATGCCTTCTAAAGACGTAGAACTGCTCTCTGCTGCGTCCATTTAAGCCTTCTGACTCAATGTATTCTTTTACTTGTTCTATGTTCATAGCTTTTCTATTTCTTCTTTAATATCTTGTAGGTATAAAAACTTGTCAAAAGCTTCACTTAAATCTCCTGTAATAAATTCCTTTGCAAAATCAACTGAAATTAATGCACATTTAATGGAATCTTCGTAAACCTCATCGTGCATCAACACGGATGCAAATTGCTCAACTAAATCTTTTGCTTTTTCTTTCGGTGTCATAGCGGTGTTACTTTAAATTGTCCATCATTAAATCTTCCTGACTC